AAGCGTATATTTCCCTTATTCTCAATAGTTCCGATATGGATGTGGATGCTCGAGAACGGGCCTTGCAGAAATATCGGTGCTTAGAGGAGTTCGTTGCGTCAATCCAATCTATTGCCGACAACAGGTTAATAGAGAAGAAACGCCTAAAGTTTTTTTGACCATGTAGAGGAGTTCAGATGGATACCAACCCCGAGGGGAGTTCCAGTAAGACAGTAGGGCAGGCAGCTCAGGCTTTTTACGGGCTTATGGGTGGCGACGAGGAGGCGAAAGCCCAACCAGAAGCGTCAGCCGAAGAAATCGTAGAGGAAGTCGTAGAGCGAGTCGAAGTTGAGGAAGATTACAACGACGACACCGAGGAATACGCAGAACCCGAGGAGGAACCGACTCCCACCTACCGAGTAAAGGTAGGCAAGGAAGAAGTCGAAGTCCCTCTGGACGAGTTGCTGAAAGGGTATTCACGGACAGCCGACTACACTAAGAAGACTCAAGAAGTCGCTGAGGCAAGGAAGGCAGTAGAGTCTGAGCGTCAGAAGATTGATGAGGCTTCTAGGCTCCGAGACCAGTATGCCGAGCGGTTGGGTGTAATTGAGCAAATGCTCACCCAAACCGAAAAGGCAGAAGATTTGTCTGCTCTGAAGGAAACAGATCCAATCGGCTATGCCGTGAGGGTCGCTGAACAGGCAGAAAGAGAGAAGCAACTTAACGCAGTTCGGGCAGAGCGTCAGAGGTTGGCCCAGCAACAAGAGGCAGAGCAGAGCGAGAGGCTAAAAGCCCACCTTGCGATGGAAGCATCTAAGTTGCGTGAGGCAATTCCTGAGATGTCCGACGAGGTTAAGGGCGAAGTAGTGAAGCGAGAAATTCGTGAGTTTGCCAAATCTATTGGTTTTTCTGACCAAGAACTCGCTCAGGTATACGACTCTCGTGCGGTCTTAACGCTTTACAAGGCCATGCAGTACGACAAGCTACAGAAGGGCAAACCCGCTATGACTAAGAAAGTCCAGCAAGCCCCGAAGATGCTGAAACCTGGAACTTCGACACCAGAAGCGTCGGAGTCCGAAACCATGAAACGGATGCGAGCCAAACTTAAACAGTCCGGTAAGAAGGACGATGCGGCTCGATTATTTGAACGTTTTTTATAAAGGAATTTTGCAATGCCTACATTTACCAGATTCGACGCTATTGGCGCTCGTGAAGACCTCGTTGATGTTATCTATGACATCTCCCCCCAAGACACCCCCATCATGTCGTCGATTGGCAAGAGCAAAGCTTCTGCCGTTTACCACGAGTGGCAGACGGACACCCTTGCAGCCGCTACGACTGCTAACGCTGCCGTGGAAGGTGCTGACGCTACTTCTGCAACCCTGTCGCCCACGACTCGTGTAGGTAACTACACCCAGATCGTCCAGAAGACTGTCCAAGTCTCCGGCACTCTGGAAGCTGTTGACAAGGCTGGCCGTAAGTCTGAGAAGGCTTACCAACTCGCCAAGGCTTCGGCTGAGTTGAAGCGTGACATCGAGGCAATCATTACCGCCAACCAGGGCGTAACTGTCGGAAACTCGACAACTGCTCGTCAGATGTCTTCGCTCCTGTCCTGGATCAAGACCAACACCAACAAGGGTTCCGGCACGACTGCTGGTACTGACCCCACGACTTCGGGCGTTTCGACCCGTGGCGATGGCACGACCCGCACTTTCCAAGAGTCCATGCTCAAGGATGTGGTTCAGAAGGTCTTTACCTCGGGTGGTACGCCCACCCTGCTGGTTGTTCCTCCTGCACTCAAGCAAGTTGTGTCGGGCTTCCAGGGCCTCTCCCAGCATCGCTACAACAGCGACACGGGCGGTCAGATCACGATTCTTGCTGGTGCAGACCTGTACCAGTCGGACTTCGGTGTGATCCAGATTGTCCCCAACCGCTTTATGCGTAGTCGTGACGCTCTGGTGCTTGATCCTGAGTACGCTGCCCTCGCTTATCTGCGTCCCTTCCAGACCAACGAACTGGCTCGGACTGGTGACAGCGAGAAGACTCAGATCCTTGCCGAGTTGACCCTTGAGGTGAAGAACGAAGCCGCTCATGGCGGTGTGTTCGACCTCTCTGCAACTTGATAAACCAGTAGTTTTTTGGTAGTCTCGGGGGTGGGTAAATCCCACCTCCGACCTTGGGGTTACATGAAAAAGATTCTTTCTGTGGATGCGACCACAGGCATACGCCAAGTCGCTCAAGATGATGGTGAGGGCGGTCTAATAATCAAGACCGAGCAAGACATTGGTAACTTTATCGAGGCCAACAAAGCCTTGTATAACTCTACCGACGAGCGGGCAAAGTGGAAGGATATGACTCATGTTGCTTCTATCCCGCTGACTGTCTTCCAAGAACTCAATAAAAAGGGCATTTGCCGAGGATTTGCAATCATTGACCAGAAGGCAATGAAAGCATGGCTCAATGACCCACAGAATCAGTATTTTCGTGTGAGGCCAGGGAGAGTATGAAGATAGGAATCTGCATCCCCAGCAGGGGAGAAATGGCAATAGGAACGGCTTTTGACCTAGCCGTTATGTCAGCGTTTGATGCCAAGTACCGAGATGGAGAGCTTGGCGTATATACAGTAAATGGGACGCTGATATTCGACCAGAGGCAAAAGTTAGCGGTAGCGGCATTGGATGACGGGTGCGAATACATCCTCTGGATAGATGCCGATATGAGGTTCCCAAAGACTACGATTGAACGCCTGTTGTCCCATAAGAAGGACATTTGTGGCGTAAATGCGACAACTCGGACGATTCCAGTCAAATCGACTGCGAAGAATCTTGAGGTTGATTTAGAAGAAAAAACTAACTCTTGGATTGCTGTGAGTTCTAAGGGCAAGAAGGGAATTGAGCGTGTTTCCTCGATTGGATGCGGGGTGATGCTCGTTCACAGATCTGTATTTGAGAAGACTCCTCAGCCTTGGTTCTGGTTCTATGAACTGCCAGGAGGCAAGGTTCTAGGCGAGGATGTCCACTTTTGTATTGCGGCACATGACGCTGGGTTTGAGACTTGGGTAGACCATGAACTCAGCCAAGAAATAGGTCATGTTGGAGAGTACACATTTGGCTGGAAGGATGTAGATGGCGATAACAAATTACTCGGGGCTAAAGACTAGCGTCGCCAATTACTTGGGGCGATCTGACTTAACCGCCCAGATTCCTGACTTTATTACGCTTGCCGAGTATCGCCTACAGAGAAATCTGAGGATTCGGCAGATGTTAAAGACGGCTTCTGCCTCCACAACCGGAGGGGATAGCACAGTCGGGCTTCCTTCTGACTTCCTAGAGCTTCGTGATATTTACATTGACGCTCGGCCTAGGTTCACGCTGAGTTACCTTTCTCCGTCTGCGTTCTCTCGGGATGCTCGTGCTGCCGAGTCTGGCAGACCTAACTTTTACACGCTACGGGCTTCTGAGTTTGAACTCGCCCCTATTCCTGACTCTAACTACAGTTTGGTAATGCTTTACTTTGCCAAACCTGACCTGTTGAGCGATACGAATACAAGCAATGTCTTCTTGGCAAATGCTCCTGATGCGCTTCTTTATGGGGCGCTACTGGAGGCCGAGCCGTATCTTATGAATGACAACCGCATCGCTATCTGGTCAAACTTCTACAATTCTGCTCTTGAGTCTCTCAATGTATCTGACGAGTCTTCAGAGTATTCCGGTGTCCCCCTTCAAATGTCTGTTACATCGAGGTAATCATGGCTGAGTTTACTAACTACCTAGAGAACAAGTTGCTTGACCATGTTCTCAACAACGCATCTTTTACTAGCCCCACGACTGTTTATGTTGGGCTGTTTACGGCTGCTCCTACCGATACGACCAGCGGAACAGAGGTCTCGGGTGGGTCTTATGCCCGTCAGGTTCTAAGCGTTTCTACGGCCTCTAGCGGGGTTGTGACCTCTGATGCTGACATTTCCTTCCCCCAGGCTACGGCTAACTGGGGAACGATTGTAGCCCTTGGAATACACGACGCTCTTTCGTCTGGAAATCTGCTGATGTATACGGATCTCACGACGACTAAGACCATTGATGCAGGCGATATTCTCAAGGTGTCTAGCGGCAGCCTGACAGTCACCCTGGACTGATATGCCAGCCGATGTCTGCGGCCCCTTTACCCTTGAGCAGTTAGACCTATTTGGGAATATAGACACAATCCCATATTCGCTTGATGACGCAATCTGGGAAAGCCCGAATACTTGTGTTGTCTACCAAGAGGCTCAAGTTTCAGCGCAGGCAAGTGTAGACACAGCGTATATACGGATTCGCCCTGGTGCTGGGGATGTTTCCGCAGTCGGAACAGTAGCAACAAGCATAATCAGAGAAAGATTCGGTAGTGGTGTCATTACTGCCACCGGAGATGTCTCAGCAGTTGTTGTAAAAATACAACAGACCGAGGGAGCGATAGCGGCTTTCGGTAGCGTAGAAGCCCAGATCATTCGGGTGCTAGTAACGAGTGGCGTTATTAGTGCAGAGGGCTTCGTAAATGGTGCGGTGCAAGTTACCCGTGAGGTTTCTGGGAATATCTCAGCCGACGGGACTGTAACGGCAGTCATTACACGCCTCAGAGATGCGGTGGCGGAAATCTCCGCTAGTGGGGATGTAAGCGCCTCTGTTGACCGCTTGAGGACTGTAGTCGGCTCTATATCAGCCGAGGGGTTTGTAAGCGCCCTAGCGGGGGTTGAGTTCTCCGCAGATGCCAGTATTGACGCACAGGGTCAGGTAGTTGCCCAGATCAATGCTACTTTTGCAGTAGCGGGTCAGGTGGCTTCGTCTGGGACTGTAGCGGCAAACCTCTACATCTACGGAGAAGAATGGTCAGATATTGCTGACCAAGCGAATACTTGGAGTGCTGAGTCGGTCGGGGCTAATACTTGGGCGGATGTGGTTATTGGCCCGAATACATGGACTGATGCGTCAGTTGGTGGCAACTCTTGGACAACGATTTCTAGCGGATCAAATCAATGGCAACAGCAAGGGTAAATTTCACAGAGTGGCTACCAGACCAACCTGGGCTTATGGGGGCGTTGACTACCGCTAAAAATGTCTTCCCCAAAGCGGTTGGTTATGGGCCTTTTTCTGGTGAGGTTGAGTATTCCTCGTCTGCGTCTGAGAACCTCAATAATGTTGTTGGGGCTATGGACACTAGCGGGGTCGCTCGGGTGATTGCTGGGGGGCCTACCAAATTATTCTTGTTTGACTCATCTGATCTTTCGCTCGATAACATCTCTGCAACGACCTACCAGACTGTAACGGATCGTTGGAGATTCACACAATTTGGGAATAACTTGATAGCGGCTGGATTTCCCAACACGCTACAAAACTACGATCTAACCACGACGGGTAACTTTGCTACCCTGTCGGGTGCGCCCAGGGCAAAGCTCGTGACAGTCGTCCGAGACTTTGTGGTGACGGGTAACAGTTCTGACGGAGCCAACAGGGTTCAATGGTCAGGGATTAACGATCCTACTACTTGGTCTTCTTCTGCTGTCACTCAGTCGGACTTCCAAGACATTCCCGATGGCGGGGAGATCAGGGGCCTAACGGGAGGAGAGTTTGGTCTTGTGCTGTGTGCAAGGTCAATCCACAGAATGTCTTATGTTGGGACACCTCTTGTTTTCCAGTTCGATAACATTACTCGGAACCTAGGATGTTATGAGTCCAACTCTGTCATCCAATGGCAGGGTATTACTTACTTCTTGGGTGACGACGGGTTTTATGCTTGCAATGGTCAGCAAGTCGAGGCTATAGGCGCAGAGAAGGTTAACAGGTTCTTTTTCAACACACTTGTTGAGGCTGATCTTTCTTTAATGTCGGCAGCGGTCGAGCCTGCAAAGAATCTAGTGATGTGGGGCTACCCTGTTTTAGATAACACCTACAGGCTTCTTGTATACCACCTCATTACAAAGCGGTGGAGTTACGCAGATACGACTGTAAACAGGATCGCAGACTCATCGACTCCGAGCGTTACTCTTGAGGCGTTGGATACCTTTTCGGCCTCTATAGACGCTTTAGGAACCTCTTTGGATGACCGCCTATGGTTGGGTGGCAAGATGATCCTCTCTGGCGTTAAGGCCGACAAGATCATTACCTTTACTGGTGCGAATAAACAAGCGGTTATTGAGACTGCTGACTTAAACGAGATCCCCAATGCGGCAATGGTGACTCTTGCTAAGCCGATTGTAGACAACGGGTCTGCAAGCGTAGCCATAGCATCAAGATTTAGGCTTGACGAGACTGTTAACTTTGGTAGTCCGGTTGCCGCTGACTCTGAAAACCGAGTAGGTTTGAGGTCGGTTGGGAAATACCACAGGATTCAAGTGAGTCCGTCTGGAAACTGGAGCAACGCAGTCGGTGTGGAGCTTGAGACCCAACCAGCAGGGAACCGCTAATGTTTAGGGTATTACCTCCGTTTGGTGGTGATTCTCGTGCTGTTGCTGAGATCCTCAATGGAGTGATGAACGGCAAGACCAACAATACTGGCACGATCACTCTAAACACGGGCAACGCCACCACGACAGAGTTATACGACGAGCGCATTTCTGTAGATACAAAAATAGTCCTGATTCCGTTCTCGGATGCGGCTGAGACTGACACCGCTCCTTATGCTCAGTTCTCTGACTATAACGATCAGGCCGCAACGACGATAGGCGCAGAAACCATACTTGGGTTAGACACGACAGATATGTCGAACAATGTCTATCTAAGTAACGGGAACAGGATTAACTTTAGAAACACAGGTAAGTACGCAATCCAGTTTTCTATACAAGTGGTCAACTCAACAAACGATGTTCAAAGTTTAGACATTTGGTTTAAGAAAAACGGAAGCAATGTAGCAAAGTCAAACAGTAAGTTTGGAATTAAGCCTAGAAAATCATCTGGGGCTGACTCTCAACTTATTGCGGCAACGATGGTGTTCTTTGATTTGGTTGCTGGGGACTATATCCAACTTGCTTGGAGGCCGACAGACATAGGTGTTTCGTTTGAGCATTTTGCGGCTGTAGCGGCTTCTGCTGGCGTGACTCCTGCTATACCAGAGACACCGACTGCTTTTGTAACTGTGCAGTACATCGCCCCCTATGCGTATTCCAATGTTTATGTTGAGTCACAAACGAGCGGAAGCGCAGTTATTTCACACTTTGCCAATGACACGGCAAATAAAACCTACGCTTATATTTTGATAGGATAGAGCATGGCCTCAATTTCTTCTTTTACAAATCCGGTTGTCAGTCAGCTTACTGGGCAAGCTGTTGAGAAAGGGATTATTCCTGGTTCTGGTGGCTCTGCGATTGGTGGGTCGGTGCTTCCGAACGATCCGTATTTTCAGTCACCTGAGTACAGGGCCTTACAAGAGCGGATGGGAAGTGGGCCGCAAATAGGAACAGCGGACATATATGATTCGCCTTATTTTGGAAGGTTTGGGTCTGGTAGTATTGGTAGGCAACAAGATGAGGCTTATAAACAATACTTAGCCAGAATCAACGCATCCCCCAACATTATTAGTAACCTGACTATGACATCTGGCCCTGTTGGGGCGCAAGTTTATACGCCAATTGATTCTCAAGGAAATCCGATAGGCACTCCATTCGGCCCTGGATATATCCCTCCACAGACTCCAATTCCTGGCGGCTCTACTGCTGATCTTATAAGTCAACTTCCCGCCTTGCGTGGCACTACATCTGGTGAATCAAGAATTGACCCAACGCTGCGGCCTTATTTAGAACTAGGTCTGCGTCGTGGGGAGCAACTTTTCTTTGGCGCACAGCAGCCTAGCCTTTATCCAGGGCAGATGTTTGTTTCCCCGTCTCAGCAGACCCAGCAAGCTCTTGCAACTCAAGAAGCCATTGCTACTCAGCCTTCTCCGTTCTTAGAACAGGCAGGGCGGTCTTACATGGGGGCGCTCGGTGGTTTAGGGCAGATTGCTAGTGGGTCTTTCCTTGCCGGATCTCCTTATCGTCAACAAGCGATTGAGTCTGCAACACGGCCTCTCATGCAACAGTTTGAGCAGTCCACCCTTCCGGCTATTCAGTCGGCTTTTTCTCGTGCAGGGCGCTATGGTTCTGGTGCTCAGACTCGGGCAATCGGACAGGCTACAGAGGCAACTAGTCGGGCGATAGGCGATGTTGCAGCGCAAATTGCCGCAGCCGACTACGCTCGTGAGCGTCAGTTAATGCAACAAGCACTAGGTCAAGAACTTGCCGCAGCGCAAGTTGCTCCGCAGTTCTTTGCACAACAATTCCTTCCATCTCAACAGTTGGCTCAAATTGGTGCGGCTCGTGAGGCTATTGCGGCCCAGCCTCTCCAAGAAGCCATGACTCGTTATCAATTCCAACAACAACTCCCGTACCAACAACTTCAGTCATTCTTGTCCGGTGTTTACGGGACTCCGCTTGCCTCGTCGCAATATCAGCAAATCCCGCAAGCCCAGCGTAATGTTGGGGCGGGGGCGCTCGGTGGTGCTGCGCTAGGTGCTGGAATAGGCCAAATGATTGGTGGGTCTTATGGCGGGTTCTCTGCTCCGACAATCGGGGCTGGTCTTGGTGGTCTTCTCGGTGGGTTCCTATGACACCCACAGAGATCATTACTGCTGACGCAATAGAGAGGAACTTAAACCCTCAGTCTATTCTTTCGTCTGTTTTTCAAATGCTTCAGACAGAAAGAGCGGTGATGTTGCAAAAGAACAACTCTATTCTTTTGCTAGAGAAAATTGATGTTGGTTCTGTGGCGTTGCATCTTTTTACAGAAGACCAACCAATGACCTTAGTGAAGTCGGTTAAGTTTTTCATCGACAAGATCAAGTCTTCTGACATTAAAGCGGTTTATGGATTGGCAGACAACGAGCAGATCATTGACCTTTTAATCTCTCTTGGCGTTCCTGTTCAAGACTCTGATAATCCTAACTACAACTGGATGGCAATGGTATGAGATATGACCATTTTTCAATGCTTCCAGAGATGGCCTTCCAGCCTAGAGATCGTTATGGAATGACCCGAGAGGGTGGTGGTGGCGGAATTGTTGGCGACATCGTGGGCGGTATTGGAGATGTTGTTGGTGGAGCTGTAGACTTTGTTGGGGATGTTGTTGGCGGTGCAGTAGATGTTGTTAGAGATGTTGGCAGAGACATTGACGATTTTGTAAATGATGAAATTCCTGGGGGTTGGGTAACTGTCGCTGCCGTAGGTACTGGAATGTATCTTAGTGGTGCAGAAACGGCTGCGGCTGCTGGTGCGGCAGAAACCGCTGGCGCTGCTACAGCGGCTGAAGCGGCTGCGGCTGGCGGGGCGGCTGGCGGTGTTTCCGGTGGAACTGGTCTTCTCGCTAGTTCAACAGGAACAGGATTTACTGCGACTGGGGCTGGTGCGCCAGGATTAGCCTCTATGGGTGGTGGGACAGGGCTTTTAGCAAGCGTTCCTGGCGGGGTTGTTGGCGCAACAGGATTAACCGCTGCTGGTGCAGTACCAGTATTAGGTTCTCCATCATCGTTCATCAACAATCCTGCGGTTATAGGACAACCCGTAATTGGCCCAGCACCATCTTCATCTCTTACAGACGCATTTAGAACCGCTCGATTGGCTTCTAATCTAATGGGCCAACCACAACAACCTCAGTACCATACTCAGCAACTTCCTGATATGCAAGCAGGAGCAGTTGATTTGTTGTCTTTGCCTCAGTTAAGGGCTGGTGTGCCTAATGTTTCTGGGCTGTTAAACCCAATGGCTACTTCAGTTCCAGTTTTTGATTTTTATACCGGACTTCCTACTTTATTAGGATAAGACATGGATGGACTTCTTTCTTTTTTAACCCCCGAGCAACAGGCTCTAGCCCAACGGCAAGCACAGACCCAAGGACTTATTGGTCTAGGCTCTGCTCTTTTGCAAGCCTCTCAGGGGCAACCAGGGCAGCGCAGACCCACTCTTGGCATGGCACTCGCTCAAGCCGCTCCCGTTGGGATGCAAGCCTACCAAGGCGGGATAGACCAGACGCTTCGGGAGATTCTCGTTGCTCAACAAATGCAAGATATGCAACGGAAACGAGCTCAACAGGAAGCCCAGCAAGCCGCTATGCAGAGGTTTGTTTCTACGCTTCCAGAAGATCAAAGAGCCTTGGCTGCGGCTTTCCCAGAGCAATTCGCTACCCAGCGTTTTAGGGAAGCGCCTGGGGTGGTTGGTGAGTTCCAAGCGGCTAAAGCGTCTGGCGAGATTCCTGCTGGAACAACGCTAACCGATTACATTGCCATGAAGCGCCCACCTGGAACGACTGTCAATGTTGGTGGCAAACCCTCTCCTTTCCAAGAAGCGTCTGAAAAGAAACAAGCGGAAGTTTTCTCTGGAATCCAAGAATCAGGACTTGCGGCTCAGAGGTCGGCAAAAGACATCAACAAACTTGGCAATCTTTTGACCAAAGTTGAGACTGGTGGTGTTGCCGCATTTAAGCAAGCGGCTGGAAACCTTGGCATCAAGACAGAGGGCCTAGACGATATTCAAGCGGCCCAAGCGATCATTAACAAACTTGTACCGCAACAGAGACCTCCTGGGTCTGGAACCATGTCTGACGCTGACCTTGCTCTTTATAAAGAGTCGCTTCCTCGGTTGATTAACCAGCCAGGAGCAAACAGGGAAATCGTCAGGAGCATGAAAGAAATCAACGAGTACCTGATTAAAGAAGGACAGATTGCTGCTGATGTGCTTGACGGGAAATTGACACCTTCGCAAGGAAGACAAAAACTCATAGAGTTGGGCAACCCGATTGAGGCTTTCTTTGCTAGAAATCAACAGGCTTCCCCTACAAGCCCTCGAACACAACTTCCCAAAGCAGATGAAGACCTCATCAATCGTTATCTAAGGAAATAAGATGGCAACTTACGATGAGGTAATGCAAGCACTACGCAATGCAGATGCCGCAGGGGATACCGCTGCCGCCACTCGATTGGCTGAAATAGCCAACGACTTGGCCCAGCAAAGAACCATGACTGCTGGGGATGTAGTCGCAGGAGCCTTTCGTAATTTCCCGAGTTCTGCGCTCGGTCTTGTAACCGACTTGGCTACCGCTGTAACCAGTCCGATACAAACCGCTAAAAGCGTCCTAGATTTGGGCGCTGGAGTCCTGCAAGCAATCCTGCCGGAGAGAATGGTTCAAGCGGTTGGAGAAGACCCCCAGTCTCGGGAGGTTGCCCGTAA